CAGCTGGCGCATCTGCTCCAGAAGGTTCTCATCTAAAGAGCGTTAAAGAAGATGTTGATGCTTTGTTTAATGGCGAAGAAGGCTTCTCAGAAGAATTCCGTCAGAAAGCAGAAACTATTTTTGAAGCTGCAGTTATGACACGTGTTAAGTCAGAACTTACACGTATGGAAGAAGAATACCAAACTCAACTTGCTGAACAAGTTGATCAAGTAAAAGAGGGTCTTGTTGAAAAGGTTGATGGATATCTCGACTATGTAGTCGAGCAGTGGATGGAACAAAATGAAATTGCCCTTGAATCTGGTATGAAGTCTGACATTCTTGAAAGTTTTGTTGGTGGTCTAAAAGGTCTATTTGAAGAGCACTATATAGACGTCCCAGAAGAGAAGTATGATGTTCTTGGAAACATGGAACAGCATATTGTAACTCTTGAGGATAAACTAAACGAAACTACTGAAAAGAATGTTGAGTTAAGTAAGAAGATCGATGAGTTAGCTCGTCAGAAAACAATTGAAGAAGCATCGTCAGGTCTAACCGACACTGAAGTTGACAAATTCAAAGGTCTAGCTGAAGAACTTTCTTATGAAGATCAGGAAACTTTCAAAACAAAACTTCAGACTATTCGCGAAAATTATTTCGGTGAAAAGAAAACAACAAGTAGTGTAGTATCTTCTGTCGTTAGCGACGAAGCTGTTACATTGACTGAAGACAAGGTCGTTGACCCATCTATCAAGTCATACTTGCAAGTTTTGAATTCCATTAAGAAGTAAATAAATCAACCCAAGGAGTTAAAAGAAATGAATCGTCAAGATCTATTAAAAAAATGGCAACCAATTCTGGAGCATGATTCGCTTCCAGGTATTAAAGATAGTTATCGTAAAGAAGTTACAGCCGTTCTTCTAGAAAACCAAGAGAAGGCTCTTAAAGAAGAGAGATCAGCTCTTTTCGAAACTGGTACACATGTTAACGCAGGTGGTGCAGGTATCGCTCTTGGCGGTGCTGGTACTAATGCGCAAATGGCAGGTTACGATCCAGTTCTAATCAGCCTAGTCCGTCGTTCAATGCCACAAATGATCGCTTATGATATTTGCGGTGTTCAGCCAATGACTCAACCAACAGGTCTAATCTTCGCAATGAAGAGCCGTTACAGTGCACAAAATGGTACTGAAGCTCTCTTCAACGAAGCAGATACAGACTTCTCTGGTACAGGTACTCACTCTTCTGGTCAACCAACAGCTAACGATGCAACAAACGGTACTGGTCTAACAACCGCTGCTGCTGAAGCACTTGGCGCTGGTGGTACTGGTGATGGTACTTTCAATGAGATGTCTTTCTCAATCGAAAAGACCAGTGTTACTGCTAAGAGCCGTGCGCTAAAAGCAGAATACACTATTGAACTTGCTCAAGATCTTAAGAGCGTTCATGGTCTAGACGCTGAAGGCGAACTAAGCAACATTCTCTCAACTGAGATTCTTGCTGAAATTAATCGCGAAGTTGTTCGTACTGTTTATAAAGTTGCTAAGCCAGGTGCGCAAACAGGTACAGCATCAGCAGGTACTTTTGACCTAGACGTTGACGCTAATGGTCGTTGGAGTGTTGAAAAGTTCAAGGGACTTATGTTCCAAATCGAACGTGATGCTAACGTAATTGCTCAGCAAACACGTCGTGGTAAGGGTAACTTTATCGTTTGTTCTTCTGATGTTGCTTCCGCATTGGCAATGGCAGGTGTACTAGATTACACTCCAGCGCTAGAAGCAAACAAAGGTCTAGCAATCGATGAAGCGTCTACTACTTTCGCAGGTGTTCTGAATGGTCGTTTCCGTGTATATGTTGATCCATATGCAGGTAATGGCGGTACTAACCAATTCTTTATGGTTGGTTATAAGGGTGCTTCTGCGTTTGACGCAGGTCTATTCTACTGCCCATACGTTCCACTACAGTTGGTTCGTGCTGTTGACCCAGAGAGCTTCCAGCCTAAGATTGGCTTTAAGACTCGCTACGGTATGGTTTCTAACCCATTCGTTCAATTGGATGGTAACGGTAGCAACCTACAAGCAGCAAGCAACTACTACTTCCGTAAGGTATTCGTTTCTAACCTAATGTAATTTTAAGGTTACGAAGCTACCACCTAAGAGTAGCACTTTAGAGAGGGGACGAAAGTCCCCTCTTTTTTTCATTATAAATAGTAATATCTAAAACCGAAGGTGACCTATGGCTGAACGAATCTTTTCCTGCCCAATGCCAAACAATATAAACCCTCTGTCTCCAGTTGGGTTTCAGTTTTCTATACAAAAACTGCCAGAACTTTCATTCTTCTCTCAAGAAGTTAATCTTCCTGGATTTCAAATCGGAGAACCAGAGTATGGAACACCATTCTCTAGAGTTCCATTACCAGGAGAGATTATTACATATGAACCATTAACGCTGTCGTTCTTAATTGATGAGGATATGAGTAACTACAAAGCAATTTACAACTGGATAGTTGCTTTAGGGTTTCCAGAAAACTACTCGCAGTATGCTGACTTTATTCTTGGCGATGATCGTGGCACAATTACTGAGGTTTCTAAGAACTATTCAGATGGAACTCTTACAATATTAAACAATAATAATAGACCATCACAAACTGTTCAGTTTATTGACATGTTCCCAACGAACATTAATAGTTTACAATTTAGTTCAACGCAGCAAGACGTACAGTATCTAGTTGGTATTGCATCTTTTAGATTCTCTTATTACAAGTTTATATAATTGACATTGTAACAATTTTATAGTATAATCTTTATTATTTGTTTTTGGAGTTATTATGAATCTCGAACAGCTACAAGAAGCGTGGGAAAATGACTGTGTTATAGACGATGATCATCTAGACAGAGAATCAGTAAGAACACCAAATCTTCACGCAAAATATTTAAATTTTCTTATTGGCTACAAATTAAAACTTGCTAAAGCCAAGAAAGATTATAACACACTACGACAGTTAAAGTTTCGTTACTATCGTGGTGAGTTATCTAAACAAGAATTAGAAGGTAATGGATGGGAACAGTGGCAAGGTGTAAAGCCATTGAAGAATGAGATGGAAGAATTTCTAGAGGGTGATATAGATTTAGCAGAAACTCATCTTAAACAAGAGTATCTAGAAAGTATTATAAGTTATCTTGAGAGCATTATGAATCAAATTAAATCAAGAGATTGGCAGATTCGTAATAGCATTGAATGGAAAAAGTTTATTAGTGGTGCTTAATGTCTGTAATTAATATAGAGAAAATCAATGAAGTCTTTATTCGTTGTTACGCTGATCCTAGTATTGAGCAAGAGTTGTCACAATTCTTTACGTACGAATACCCAGGAGCAAGGTTTACTCCTCAGTACAGAGCAAGGTTATGGGATGGTAAAGTAAGACTGTATGATGTTTTTAGAAAAACTTTATACAGTGGATTAACAGGATATGTAGAAGAATTTGCTGATAATATTGGGTACACAATTAATTATGTAACACCAGTAGCTTCTCGATCAATAGTAACAGAAGAAGAAGTAAAGAACTATGCCGATTGGCTTAAACCTATGGGGCATGGTAAACCTATCGAAATTAGAGACTATCAATTAGAAGCTGTTCATAAAGCCATAACTGATGAGCGTGTTCTGTTACTATCGCCAACAGCATCTGGCAAATCGTTTATTATTTACACCACTCTAAGGTGGCATTTAGAGCAAGGAAGAAAGTGTATTATTATAGTACCAACAACTTCTTTGGTTGAGCAACTATACTCAGACTTTGAAGATTACTCATCAGCAAATAATTGGCGTGTTGATAAACATTGTCAAAAATTATATGCTGGGTTTCCTAAAGATTTCACCAAAGATGTTTTAATTACAACATGGCAGTCAATATATAAGCAGCCGAAACAATGGTTTAATCAATTTGATGTTATATTTGGAGATGAGGCTCATCAATTTAAAGCCAAATCATTAACATCAGTAATGGAGAAACTAACCGATGTCCGTTATCGTATTGGCACTACTGGTACACTGGATAATAAGAAAGTCCATAGACTCGTACTGGAAGGAATATTTGGACCAGTCCACCGAGTAACGACAACGAAAGCGTTGATGGAGTCATCACGTTTAGCCACCCTAAATATTACCTGTATATTACTAAAGTATGATGAGATGACTCGTCAAGGTAGAAAGAATAACAACTATCAAGATGAGATGGATTTTATAGTAGCAAACGAAAAGAGAAATAAATTTATTCGTAATCTTGCTATAAAGTCAACTGGCAACACTCTTGTATTATTTCAGTATGTTGAGAAACACGGCAAAGTCTTATACGAAATGATAAAAGAGAAAGCACATGATACCAGGAAAATTTTCTTTGTGTACGGAGGAACAGAAACTTCTGATCGTGAGTCAATTAGACATATCACGGAAGGAGAAGAAGATGCTATCATCATTGCTTCTTTCGGGACATTCTCAACAGGTATCAACATACCTTCGATACAGAATGTTATTTTCGCAAGCCCTTCAAAAAGTAAAATCCGCAATCTCCAAAGTATTGGGCGTGGACTAAGATTAAAAGACGGTAAGACTGAATGTAACTTATATGATATTGCAGATGACTTGCATTGGAAATCGTGGAAGAACCATACTCTAAATCATTTTGCTGAAAGAATAAAAACGTATTCAGAAGAACAATTTAATTATAAGATCGTAGAGGTTAGTATATGAACCAATTTAATTTAACCACAAGCGACACATACATTGTTATAAAACTTGTAACTGGTGAACAAATTATGGCA